TCGTTTCCACTTTTATTCGGACAAGGACTAGCTGGAGGTGCAACTGGTTTTGCTGGTGGTGCTATCGGTGGATTATTAGGAGGTCAAACTGGTGGATTTGCAGGAGGTCTTGTAGCAACTGCGATACTAACTCAAATTCAACAAGCACAAGAATTTAGGACACAGATAGATAGATTAAACAAGTCTATACAGGCTACAGGTAATGAATCTTCACTTACAGCAAGACAGGTTACACAGTTTGGTAAATCTATGGGAATGGCGAAAGAGGAAGCGTTAGCTGCACTAAATTCTTTTAAGCAATTTGGAGCAACTGCAAGGATAGCTTTAAATCAAGTGTTTGGTAGTGAAAGTGTTTTTGATACCCTTTCTGGTTTAGGAAGTAATAAATCAATACTCTCCGCTTTACCTCAACTGTCAAAGGAATTAAGTTTGGAACAAGCACAATTAGCATTAAATGTTTTAAAAACCAATGGAGCTAGATCAGCCGAACTAAAGTTATTAGATATGGTTTTTGCTAAAAACAAAGCAATAGTAAAATCTGAACAAGAAAGAGTTAATTTACTAGACTTACTAAATCCTTTTAGGGGAGGTATTAAACGCAGAGATGATGGTCGGTTAAGAGCACTTACTGTTGATGAGTTAAAAACTGAAAGAGGAGAACAGTCCGCTAAAGATTTTCAGAGTAAGATAGATCAAGCCAAGGCATTATTACAAGTGCAAAAAGATTTTAATAAAGAGTTAGAAAGACAGGCAATTATTCAAGCTCCCGTAGATGAATTAAATAGATTACTAGAACCTTTAACTCAAATTGACGCTTTAGGAAAGAGTATTGGCAATAGTTTTTCTGAATCATTCAAAGGTCTTATAAAAGGTTCAATGACAGCACAAGAAGCATTAAGAAATTTATTTCAACGTACAGCAGATCATTTTGCAGATATGGCTGCACAAATGTTAGCAGCACAAATAAGATCAGGTATTTTCGGTTTATTTAGTAATTTTTTAACTCCTTCACTTCCAAGTACTCAACAACTTGTGAACCAAGACATAGCAAGATATGGAAATACTGTTCCTAAAGGTTCTTTTAATATCACACCAAAAGCAGAGGGTGGACCAGTCACAGGAGGTAAGTCGTATCTTGTTGGGGAGCGTGGACCTGAGATGTTTAGTCCAGGTGTGTCAGGAATGATTACACCAAATCATGCTCTTGGTGGCTCGACAAGTATAGTTGTAAACGTAGATGCTTCTGGTTCTAACGTTCAAGGTGACGAGGCACAAGGAAAAGAACTTGGTCGTGCAATATCAGTTGCTATACAATCAGAATTGATAAATCAAAAAAGACCTGGAGGTTTGCTTGCATAATGGCTACATTTAATGATGCAACTCTAAATACAACCACAGGAGCTACAACTCCAAAATACGGCCAACAAAAAAAATCCGCACCATTAACTCGCACTGTTCGTTTTGCTGATGGTTACGAACATAGAATATTGTTTGGGATTCCAGATCATCAAAATCCAAAGATTTTTAATTTTACGTTTGAAGTATCTCAAGCAGATGCGGTAAAAATTGAAGCCTTTTTAGATGCTCGTGCCAATGATAATGCTAGTTTTGATTTTACTCCTCCTGGTGAATCAAGTTCATCAAAATTTGTATGTCCTTCATGGAATAAATCAATACCTTTTCTTAATAGAGCAACGATACAAGTAACTTTTAGGGAGGTGTATGAACCATGAGCACTGATCCTGTTTTTAGTGAGATACAAAAAATAAATCCGTCTGCAATAATTGAACTTTTTGTACTTCAGCTAGATTCAACTTTACATGGAACAAATGTTTCGCCAACTGGAGAGTCGAATATATTTAGATTTCACGCAGGTTCTAATCTTAATGCTAACGGACAGATTCGTTGGCAAGCAAAATCTTATCTTAGATACCCTGTATCAGCAGAGGGCTTTGCTTTTCAAAGAGGTCAATTACCACGACCAAAGTTTATTGTTAGTAATGCTCTTGGCCTTATGTCTGGACTGTTACACGAAGTAAATCTTGTTACTCCAGGAAATGATTTAACAGGTGCAAGCGTAACAAGGATAAGGACTATGGTCCGATTCATAGATGCTGATAATTTTGCTCCAATTAACAATAATCCTCCTGTTAATCCATTTGGAACTCCTGATAGCACAGCAGAATTTCCAAGAGAAATTTATTATATAGATCGTAAATCTATTGAAAACAGAGAAGTAGTAGAATTTGAATTAGCAGCAGTATTTGATTTGGCTGGAGTTAGAGCACCCAAAAGACAATGCACCCGCACTTTATTTCCTTCTATTGGTACGTTTAATTAATGACTTGGAAAGATAAAGCCTTAACTCATGCAAAAGAACAAGATCCTAAAGAATCTGTAGGTTTGCTACTGAACATAAAAGGAAAATACAAATATTACCCATGTCAAAATTTAGCAGTATCTGGTTATCAAGAATTTATTTTAAATCCAGAAGATTATGTAAAAGCAGATAATTTAGGTGACATAATCGGAATTGTTCATAGCCATCCATTAACAGCACCTAATCCAAGCCAAGCTGATCTTATTAGTTGTGAGCAAAGTAATTTACCTTGGTATATTGTCAATCCAAAAACAGAACAGTGGGGTGAGTGTAAACCAAGTGGATATAAAGCACCTCTTTTAGGTAGGCAATGGGTATGGGGAGTTACAGATTGTTGGGCTTTAGTGCGTGATTGGTATAAAGAAGAAAAAAATATAGAACTTAAAGATTATGAAAGAAACATGACACCAGAAGAATTTATAAAAGATCCTTTATTTGAAAGTTATGCGTGGAGAACAGGTTTTAGAGAATTAAGACCTGATGAAAAATTAGAGTATGGAGATGTTTTATTGATGTCTATATTATGTCCTACTTTAAATCATGTAGCTATTTTTCTTGGGGATATGGTTTTACATCATTTAACAGATAGACTATCTTGTAGGGAGCCTTATTCTGAATGGTTGCTAAAATGTACTGGTAAGAGGTATCGCTATGTTAAAAACAGTTAAATTATACGGAGAGCTTGCAGATTTTATAGGTTACAAACAATTAGATGCCGTCATAAATTCTACAGCAGATGCAATTAAATTTTTAATATGTAATTTTGATGGATTGGAAGCACATATGGCAAACAGGTATTATAAAGTGATTGTAAATGACGAAGATATTGATAAAAAAGAATTACATAATCCTATCGGAAAATCTGATATACATATAGTTCCTATAATTACAGGTGCTGGTTCAAATACAGGAAAAATACTATTAGGGGCTGCATTAATTGGTTTGTCTTTTGTATCGTTTGGTGGTGCTGCTGGTTTAGGAGCAGCTTTTAGTGGTGGTCAAGTTGGTTTTATCTCACAAAGTTTGGCTCTTGTTGGTGGTTCTCTAGTTTTACAGGGCGTATCAAATATGTTATTTCCTTTACCTGAACCTCCAGAGTTTGAGGACTCAGAAGATCCTAGAATATCTTTTAGTTTTTCAGGAATACAAAATGTTAGTCGTGCTGGCGTTACTCATCCTATAGTTTATGGTGAAGTAGTAACAGGATCTGTTTTAATCTCAGCAGGTGTCACTACTAATGATGTAGCAACATGAGTAAAATTATTAGAGGTGCTGGTAGTTCACCTTCCTCCCCAAAGCCACCTGAGATTGCTCCAGATAGTTTAAATAGTAAGCAGTTTGCTACTCTTCAAGATTTGCTTTCAGAAGGGGAAATCGAGGGTAGTGCAACAGCCAGTAAAGCTGGTTTAACAAAAAATACAACCGCATACAATAATGCTTTTTTAAAAGATATTTTTTTAGATAATGTACCGATATTAGATTCACAAGCTAGTAATACAGCCCCTCAACCTGCGGATTTTAATTTTCAAAATATAAGACTCACACCTCGTTTTGGAACGTCTTCACAAGGCCATGTTCCAGGAATAGAACTTGGTAATAATGAAAATGTTATTCCAATTACAACAAATAATAAACCTACTAACCCTGCTGGAACAACTGCCTCTGGTGAGGCAAATGCGGTAAATCTACCACAGATAACAAATTCAAATGTAGATGCTGCAAAAATAACTATAAGTGTTCCTATCCTTCATGAAATTGAGGAAAATGGGGATCTTGTTGGTACGGATATTAAGTTAAAAATACAGATTCAATATCAAAGTGGTGGTTATGACGATGCAATTACTGACACAATAACAGGAAGAACAGGCGACTTATATCAAAGACAATATAGAATTACCTTCGATCAAACAAAAATTGATACTACAAATCCTTTTTCTGTTGACATAAGAGTTGTAAGGTTAACTAAAGATAGCGATGATGCTGATAAATTAAAAAATGAATTTCTTGTTGCAACTCTTGGTGAAGTAGTTGATGATAAGCAAAGATATTTAAATAGTGCTTATACCCATTTAACATTTGATTCTGAACAGTTTAGCAGGATACCAAAAAGAGTATTTCGTATTCGTGGCGTAAAAGTAAGGATTCCAGGTGCAGGTGCTAATGTCGTTAGTGCTAATTATACTCAATCTACTACTGTTGTTACTATAAATAATAATAATCACGGATTATCTGTAGGAGATAAAATATTTTTTGACGCAACTTCTGGTAACGGTGTAGATGGAACTTACACAATACAAACAGTTCCAGATGTAAATAGCTTTACTATTAACTCAGGAACTTCACAAACAGTTGGATCGTCTACCTGTACTTTTACTGCTATTCCAAGAGTTGATTTACAGACAGGTAGAATAATTTATCCAGAGGGTTATATATTTAACGGTACTCTTCAAGCTGCGACATGGTGTTCATGTCCTGCGATGATATTACTAGACTTGTTAACATCAGAAAGATATGGATTTGGAACTCATATTTCAGACAGTAATGTAAATATATACAGCCTTGTAACCGCCAGTAAGTATGCAAATGCTTTAGTTCCTGATGGTTTTAACGGACAGGAAGCAAGATTTAGCTGCAATGTAAATATACAGGGAGCAAAAGAAGCTTACAAGTTAATAAATGAATTAGCTGGTGTTATGAGATCTTTTCCTATTTGGCAAACAGGATCTATTACATTTACACAAGACAGTCCTGCTGATCCTAGTTATATATTTAGTTTGGCAAATGTTGGCGAAGGAGGATTTTCATATTCTGGTAGTAGTTTGAAACGTAGACATTCTCTTATATCTGTAAGTTACTTAAATCTTGAAAGCAGAGAAATTGATTATGAAGTTGTTCAGGATGATGCTGCAATAACTAAATTTGGAATTGTTAAAAAAAGTGTAAATGCTTTTGCCTGTACTTCTCGTGGTCAAGCTCAAAGATTAGGAAAAGCTATTCTTTTTAGTGAGCAGCAAGAATCAGAAGTAGTTACTTTTACAACTTCAATAGACGCTGGTGCGATAGTAAGACCTGGGTCTGTTATTAGTATTAACGATCCAGTGAGGTCAGATAACATTAGGCAAGCAGGAAGAGTAAAAGCTGTTAGTGCAGATAAAAAACAAATTACGGTTGATAATACTTTAGATTTAAGTGCATTTACTGGAGGTGAACAGGAGTTTCGTGTTTTACTGCCTAATGGAACTTTAGAGAAACAGGATATAACAAGTGTAGATAGTACAACGGGTGTTATTACTTTAGCTTCTGCTCTTTCGCAGACTCCTAATGTAAATAGTATGTGGCTTATACAAAGTTTGACCAGAACAATTCAAACTTTTAGGGTTATTACAGTAGAAGAACAAGATAGCGTAAATTATACAATTACAGCATTAACTTATATTCCCGCAAAATATGACAATATTGACAGGGATGTACCTTTACCAGCAAGATCAGTTTCACTATTAAGCCAGCTTAAAGATCCTCCTTCTAGCTTACAAGTATCGGAACGAGTTGTTACGATTAATGCTCTTGCTGTTGCAAAATTATTTATTTCTTGGTCAGCAGTAAGAGGTGTATCTCAATATCTTGTTCAATATAGATATAAGAAATCAAATTGGGTAAGTCAAATTGTATTAAGAACTGACTTTGAAATATTTAATACAGAGCAAGGAACTTATGAAATTAAAGTATTTTCGTATAATGCTCTTTTAGTTTTATCTTCTACTTCAACAAACACAACTTTCATTGCTACAGGTAAAAATGACCCTCCAGATGCTGTTCAAACTTTATCAATGGAGCCTTTAACAAATAAATTAATTAGATTAAGGTGGGCGCAATCAACTAATCCAGATGTAATACATGGTGGTCGTGTTTATGTTAGACATAGTAATAAGACCGATGGTAGTGGTACGTTCCAAGATTCTGTTGACTTAATTCCTGCTTTAGCTGGTAATACAACAGAAGCTATATGTCCAAGCATAGAAGGAGAATATATTCTTAAATTTCGTGATGACCAAGGAAATTTTAGTTCTGAACCAGATGCAAGTATAATTTTAGATTTACCAGATTTAATTGATAGTCAGCAAATATTATCAATTAGAGAAGATCCTAATTTTACTGGAACTAAACCTTCAAATAATGTTGTAGCTCAAAATACTATTTTAAAATTAACAGATCCAGCAGTATCTTTAACTGGCACATATAACTTTGCAAATACTATTGATTTAGGTGGTGTGTTTTCTTTAAATTTAGAAAGATTAATTCAAAGTATAGGTTTTGCTCTTGGTGGAGAAACTGTTTCAGCCACTTATGTTAGAACAACAGCTACTATAAGTGGTCAGTCTCAAACAGTAATTGAAGTGACTAGCAATTCTCACGGGAGATCAGTTGGTGATTATATTAATTTTACTGCTTTAACTGGAGGAGCTACAAGTGGTGTATTTGAAATAAAAGCTGTTAGTACTAATACTTTTCAGTTCCTTGCTAGTGGAAGTGCGATTTCGTCATCTAATTGTACTTTTGCTTTTGTAAATACAATAGATGCTTTAATACCAAGCGGTAGTTTTTGGGATGATTATGCTGTTAATGGTAATTTTGACGGTCCAAAGGTCAATGATACAACTGCTTCTATAAGTGTTAGAACAACTCCTAATGATCCAAGTTCTTCTCCTACATATACTCAATTTAATACTTTTGTTAATGGAACTTATAAAGCGAGAGCTTTTGAATTTAAGTTGGATTTAGAAACTGAAAATCCTATACATAATATTGCTATCCAACAGTTAGGACTTTTTGCTTCTTTTGAAGCAAGAACAGAAAGAAGTTATAAAGTAGGAAATTCTACTTCAATACAAGTTCAAAATAATTTAGATAGTAATGGCAATCCAGCTTCAAAAACTGTAGAGTTTGCCCACCCATTTTTTGTTGGAACGAACTCATTAGGAGGACTAAGAGCTTTTATGCCTAATATTGGAATTACGATAGAAAATGCACAGTCAGGAGATTTTTTTACAGTTACACAGCCAACCAATTCTGACGCTGGTAAAAAATTTACTATTGATATTAAAAATGGTTCTAATTTTGTAAATAGGAATTTCACATTTCAAGCTGTAGGATATGGTAAAGGGGTGTAATATGGAGAAAAGTCTTACTTAAATGACAAATCAGGTAGGAAATAAAAATATAGATAATGCTTCTGGTCAGGTAGTAAGACTAGATATTGAAAATACTATAAAAGCTGTTGCTGCCAATAATTTTGGTCCAAGGGTGCAAGCAGGTACTATCTTACCAGCAGAACTATTAGCTGATAGTACAACAGGTAAGTTATTAATTAGAAAAACAAGTGGAGGAGATCAAGCGAATCCAAATCCGACAAGTGGAACTGCTGCGGACTTTTTTACTATAGGAAATTTAGATGAAGAGAATTTAGGTTTAATTAAAAGAGAAGGTGATACGTTAACTGGACCTTTATTAGTTGATGACGGTTCTGGAGCGTCAACACCAGCTATAGCATTTGATGGAGATCCAGATACAGGGATATATAGGTCTGGGCCTAATAGTATAGGTTTTGCTACCGCAGGTGTTCAAAGAGTAGGCATTAGTGATTCTGGTTTAGATATGAGCAATGGTCTACCTATTAGATTTCAAGATTCTAGTGGTGCTCCTTTTGTTGCTCTTAAATCTGCTAGTTCTTTAAGTGGTAATAGAACTTTTACATTACCTGCTACAACAGGCACATCAGGGCAATTTCTAGCTGTTTCGGCTTCAAATCATAGTGCGACAAATGCAGAACTTGAATTTGCAACTGTATCTGCCGTTCCAACTGGTGCTATTTTTGCATTACCAGATACACAAGCTGGTGGTACCACAGGTTATCAGGCAAATGGTGTGCCAACGGGATATAAGGAGTGTAATGGGGATGCAATATCAAGAACAACTTTTGCTGCTTTATTTGCTGTTATTGGAACTAAGTATGGAGCAGGTGACGGATCTAATACGTTTAATTTACCTGATTTAAGAGGTGAGTTTATTAGAGGTTGGGCTAGTAATACCACTGACAGTTCAAGAGATCAAGGCAGACAAATTGGTAGCAATCAGGGCGGACAAAACCAACAACACGCTCATACAGCAGATGCTGTTGCACAATCAACCGTTTCTGACCCAGGTCATGACCACCCAGCAAGAGGTTATGGATCTGATGATGATGGTGGCGATCAGTTTGCTGGTAGTGGTAATAACTCTGTTAGAAGTAATGCAATTAATGATGCAACCACTGGAATAAGTGTTGGAACAAATGTAAACGTAACAATTGCTAATCAAGGTGGAGAATCAAGACCTCGCAACATAGCTATGATGTACATTATTAAGACTTAATTATGGCAATTCAACCTGGTACATATAATTTTACTTTGCAACGTAGATCGGATCATAGTATTCCGTTGTTGTTTAAAGATGGAAACGATGCTGCGATAAATTTAACTGGATATACAGTAGAAGCACAAGTTTGGGAAGAAACACGCACCACAAAATATGCAGATTTTACAACAACTTATACTGATCGTTCTGCTGGTTC